GGGTTGTGCCGGCAATCATGCGGGCTGCGGAGATTGAGCGTGAAACGTGCGCGCAGAAGTGCTTGGAGCGCCACGCCAACGGCAGGTTCAAGCACGACACGCGCGATGAGTGCGCTGATGCGATTCGCGCAATGGGCGAGTAACACCGGAATTCAGCGGCCCGGAACGGGTCCGCTGGAATGATTGGTTAGATGGCAACAGAGAGGCCCATGATCCATTACCACGGAACACCGATAGGCGGAACCAGGACGGATGTTGTGCGCTTCCTGTCGGGGCGCCATGCCCTGATTCCGTTCGCGCGCCCTGATGACGCCGGACCTGTGCTCGATGTCTGCCAGTCGTTCGTGCTCGACAACAGCGCATTTTCGCTTTGGAAGAAAGGCGGCGACGTGGATGTGGCCGGCTATCACGCATGGGTCGAGTCGCTGGCCGGACACCCCGGACTCGACTGGTGTCTGATTCCCGACAAGATCGATGGGACAGAAGATGAGAACGCCGAACTGGTGACGCTGTGGCAGCGCATTGGATGCCGCGTGCTGTCCGTCCCGGTCTGGCACATGCACGAATCGCTTGAATATCTCGACTACCTGTGCGGCAACTGGCAAGTCGTCGCGCTCGGATCATCAGGCCAGTGGCGAAAGCCCGGAACACTGGCATGGTGGCAGCGTATGGCCGAAGCGATGAAAACCGCATGCGACGAACAAGGGCGACCGCGTGCGCGGCTGCACGGACTTCGCATGCTTGATCCCGACATTTTCACAAGGCTACCGCTGTCATCGGCAGACAGCACGAACGCCGCCCAGAACTGCGGCGCTGTTTCGCGGTTCGGCATGTACGTGCCACCGACCGCAGCTCAACGCGCGGAAGTCATCGCGGAACGAATCGAGGCGCACAACAGCGCCAATTTTTGGGCAGGGCATGCGCCGCAAGCGGCGTTTGCCATCTAAGGAACCCGACCGTGAACACCTATAGAACCGAGTTTTTCGCGCATTGCCCGAACAACGGGCAACGAATCAAGTACAGCCTGAGCATCCAGACCACAGATGTCATTCCTGTCGAGCAGATCATTGCCAAGGTGCAGAGCATCAGCGAGGGCTATCACGAGGAACTCGCCGATGAACTGCTGTTGTCATTTTCTGGCACGCAGACAATGGTGGCCGATCATCATGGCGTGATGATTGAAACGCTACGGGAGTCGCGCGAGCCATCTAACACCCGTTCTCCGACCGAAAAGTCGGGATAACCACGCACCGCAACCGAAACACCATGATAACGATCACCAAGGAACCAATATGGCAAACGCGAACTACAAACTCCGCGAAGTCTCGGCGTCAGAAATCGCCAAGGGCGCCGAGGCCGATTTGCTAGGATATGAAGTCCGGGATGTATGATCGGGATGTTCGAGCACCGCACTGCCGGCGGCCCTCACGGGATAACGGCAGCAGGGATAAGCGGGCGTGCCCTGACATGCGAAAACCACCGCAGCAGCAGTCCGGGTATCAGCGCGTTGCGCGGGCGCCAGCATGCGGCCTCTCCTTCTCGGATGATGTTGCCGGCCGGCCGCGTCGTGACAGTTCAGCGGCCGAGTTTCCGATGAACGGTAGTTGCGTCCAGCGCATCATGCGGTATAGTCACTGCAACCGCGCAAGGTTGGCGAACCTATACGCCCCGAGTCCGAATGGGTAATGTCAGGACAGCATCAGCCGGCGCTGCGACTGACGCGTGACCCCGTGCGGAACGGGGTGCTTTGAAGGATGGCGGTTGCGCTGAACGCGAATGGAACAGCGGCGACCGTTTAGGTCAGGCATTGCGTGGTTCGAGCCCATGCCAGCGAGTCCGGGACGCCGGAACAGCCGCCATCCTTGAGAGCGAATGCGCAGGCTGATGCGCAGGGACATAAGCGGGTTTGCATAGGTGTGGCCACCTAGTTCTATGCAAGGCCGATCCCCTTGTAAGCGACCCATTCGGCTAGGGGATCACGCCGGAGATCAGCGCCGGCCGCTCTCTTCAATCACTTCACAAACACGTTTCCGGCCATGTACACGCCGATCGGGTTTGTACCCCACGCCGGGCACACGAGCTTCATCTCGATGTAGTCGCCGGCAGCTACGGCAATCGACAGGCCCGTTGCCTGGAAATACCGCAGGTTCGCCGCGGCTGACACCGTCGCAACCAGTGTGTCGGTCGTGTCGTTCTTGCGCACGTACAGCGAAACAGACTCCGCAGAACCCGCCGTTTTCGCGTAGCTGGTCACGTCGACGCGCGTGATCGTTCCGGCGCGCGGGACATGCAGGCGGCGTTCTGCACCAGACGTTGCTGGCGCGATAGGTAGCGCCCCGAAGTAATACGTAGTCGAGTCAGCCGGGTCGAATTCTGGCGACTGGACGAACAGGGCATAGCCGATGTTCGCTTCAAGCGTGACGACGCGGGCGTCGATGGCCTCCACTTCGGCGCGCAGGTCGGCGGCGTCAGTTTCAAGATCCGTCAGCGCCGTGCTGATCTGCTCGCGCATGGTGAAATCGTTGTTGCGCTCGATCTTCGTCATGGGGTCACTGCCTGTGTCGTGTGGCCGATGTTTTCGTCACCGCTTGCCGCCGGTCTTGATCCTCAGGTTCGTCATGTACCAGCGAAGCTTCGGAGTTGACCCCCAGTAGTTTTCGCTACTGTCGTAGACCGTTTGCACTGCGGTCGCCTGGGATATCAGGAACGACGGCGCCGGCTGGTAAGACGAAACCCCTGTGTATGGTGCTAGTGTCGTGTTTTCCGGGTTGTAGTAATCGGTCAGCACCGCGCTATTGAACGTCACCGCGAAAGAAATGCCAGAAACGCTGCAGTTGCGCCAAACCTTGCTGATAACCGCAGGCGAAACAAACGCAGGGATAGGTGGCGCCTGCATGACAAGGATGGAGCTGCCAGTGGTCGCGCTTGCGCCGAAATACGTGCGCCCATCGAACGAACACGCGCATGCAGGAGTTCCCACGCCGCCAGACAAGAAGTCCCCAGCGGATCCCATGTAATTCCACCATTGGCCCGTGGCGCGTTCGACGCAAATCGGTATCGAACTGAACGCCGGGAACTGCGTGTAGACGTTGTTTGGAAGGAACATCGTCGACATGGATTCTTGAGAATCCACCGCGCATGCAAGGTCGCGAGCGTCACCGCTTGCGTAGTTATCGTCCTTGAACGTGGTGACTGCGATTACCTTGTCTGAAAATGCAGGGTATATCGTCCCGGAAAGCACGGCTGCAATGTCTATGATTCCTTCTTCTGTCATCAGAAGCGTGGTGCGGCCATACCGATGCGCGCTGCGAAGTCCAAGCGGCCTTGGACACTTGAACCGCCCGATCATCTCCCAAGAAAACGCGCCTGCCGGATCGTCACCCTGGTACACCAGAATCTCGCCCGTCGACATCACGACGCAGAACAGGTCATCGGCGCCTTCGCCGCCGTCGCGCGTGATCGTGCATAGCAACGTGACCTTGCCGCCTAGCGTCGTGAACGTGCTGATCGGGAACTCGGCCAGCGCTCCTTGATACGAGCCAGCTGGGGCATACCAGAACGATTGCGCGTTGTTCTGCCAGTAGTAGCAGCGGCCCTTGAACGTGATCACGCCGCGTAGCGTCGTTGCCGTGACGCCGGTCACTGCGATATTCGAGCACGTCGTGCCGTTGTAGACCTGCGGCGTGTCCACGCCATTGCACAACACCATCAGGGAATTGAAGATCGTGAAGCTGTAGATCCCGCCGCTCTGAGCCGCTTTCAGCGTCGACGGCGTTCCGATCGAAACTTCAACAATGTCCCATGATCCAGAAAAAGCGGATGTCTCCACTGCAGCAAGCAGCTTCTTGGACGCGCCTACCTCGTATGGCGCGAGAGTGAATACGCGGTTCGGGCCGGAGTAAAAATCCTCCACTGGCGGCGCCGTTTCCACGAACGTTCCTCGCGGAATCCAGTCGAATAACCGGATGGCATCCTGAGCAGGCATCGCCGTTACGGCGTCGCGGGCGTTCAGGCCGCCGAACGGCGCCGGGATAGAGACAGTCGGCATCAAGCCACCCAAAGATTCGTGTACGGTTCCGGGAACACGACGTTTTTGTCCGCCGTGATGGTCTGCGCTCCGGCATCGACGCCTTGGCGGTAGTGCAGGTACTTCGAGAAGTCCTCGAAATCGGCCGGCCAGTCGTCGATGCCCTTTTCCTTCTTCCACCGCCATTTCAAGTCGCGCACGAACAGCTCATCGTCGAGCAGACACGCGTCACTGTCGGCGGTGAACAGCTCTTTCGCGACGCCCAGGCTCGATTCGATGGCATTCTTTGAGACGTACTCGAAGTTCATCACATAGCCGGCCTGCGGGTTTTGCACGGCTAGCTTGTTGTTGAGGAATCGGCAATTGAACGCGATCGACGAAATCCCGATCATGGCTTTCAGCTGCGCCCATCGTGAGGTCGTCACCGGCATGTCAGCCGGCCGGCCCGCCGAGTACGGCCACAGCGTGTCCGGGATGATCGACCAGAAGTCGGTCGGCAACGTGTATTCCGTCGCGCTGGTCAGGGTGATGGACCCGTCCTTGCGCAGCTTCTGCCATTCGTACCGGCGCAGCGTCCGCACGGTCGCGTTCGCGAGGTACTGATACTGCGCGCTGCCGTCCGTAGCGCCGACGACTGCCGCCGGCACTTCGAACCCGGATTCGCCCGCGACTTGCTGCGCGGCCTGTAGAAGTGTCATCGCCATGTCGTCGGGCTCCGGTTACTGGTCAGAACTGGTCAGGCTCACCACTGGACGCGGTCGCCGGCTCACCTGGAGCCTCAGCAGTGCGTTTCTGAGACGCCCCCGCACCTGCGGCCTGCCTGCGGGCGCGGACGGCCTGCACGGCCTCCTGCTCTTCGATGTGGGCGGCCACCAGCGCGCGCTCGGCATCGGTTCGCGGCTCGCGCCAGACGACCGTGCCGGCGTCGACGACATGGGGCACCTTCCACACCTTGTCGTCGAGAATCGGGGCGGTCGGCTCGTTGCGTGCGTCGTGGATCATGCTGCATTCCCCCATACGTCCGGAACGGCAATCTGCGGCTCGGCCGTGGCCGGCGTCACCGTGGCGAGTTCATAGTGGCCGTTGAACAACCGCAGCGTCGGCGGCGTCTTGCCGCTGGCCTTGGCTCGGAACACGATGTAATGCATCGCCACGTCGCGCCAGCGCGCCAGCGTCGCCGGTACAGCACGCTTCGGGGCGATGTCGCCGAGGTAATCGAGATCCTGATCAATCATCTCGTCGGTGATCTCGCGCGCCTGCAAAACGCGGTCGGTCGTGATCTCGGCCGCAACCAAGTCTTCGATCGTGAAGATTCCGAGCTCGTTCAGCGCCGCAATTGACGCCGGATTGATGCCGGGAAGCCCCTGCAGCGGCATGCGCGGCGACTTGATGTTGTCGCGGAACCGCTGCCACTCGGACGGGAACTGGCGGATATGGTCCGCGGTCGCCGGTACGCTGACGTGGTCGCGTTCGTCGTCCTTCAACACCATGATGTACGGGCGTTCGTCGTACACCGGGAATCCCTGTTTCTCAGACTCCACGGTATTGCGCACCGGCTGCAGCGTGAACCACGCGGCGATGCGCTTGGCGCCCCAAAGCTGTTGGCGCACGATGTCGTCCAGCTGTTTCTCGTTCAATTCCGCCACGGCGGTCTCCTAGGATGGAAAACACAAGGGCCGACGCAATGGCCGGCCCTTGGATGGTATCACCGACGCACGGCCGGGTTACGGCAGCGCGCTGTACTCGATCACGACATCAACACCGGAGCCAGTCACGCCGGACGCGGTGCCGGTGCGAATGTACAGGGTCGATGCGGTGACGATCGGCGTGGTCGCCGTCGCCGCAACCGTGCGGGACGAAACGATGGTCTTGCCGGTGTGCGTGGTCAACGCGGCGTTTGCGACGATGGTTGGCGAACTGCCGCCAGACGCGCCGAATACGCCGAGCGTCGCGGTCGAATTGTCGGCCGTCGCGCCCGTCGACAGGATGCGCGAATTGTAGACGTGCACAGCACGGACCACGTAGCCGGAGCCGGTGAACGGAACGGCAACAGACGCGCCGTCAGTGGTCGCGGTATCGGTGGGGACGGCCTTGACGACAAGGCAGGCGTAAGAGTCTTGCAGGGGCATGGTAGCGGCTCCGGTTAGCTTGCGATGATGACGCCGTGACCAGCGCGGCGGCCGGTGTGCATCGTGCCCATGAACCAGATCGGCACGACCTCATAGTCGGCGTTCGTGACCTGGCGCGCGTCGCCGACTTCGAAGAACGTGTCTTCGGCGTCGCTGTTCGCGGTGAGCGCGATCTCTTCCGTGTTCAGGGCGTACATGTGCTTCGTCGGGCAGCGGCCGTCATAGATCACCGGGGCACCCTTGAAGTACAGGTTCTTGTATCCGGAATCACCCGACTCCGCAGACATGATGCGCTGCAGATCCTGCAGGGCTTCCCAGTACAACTCGTACATGTACGAGTCGGCCGCCCAAACGTCCGGAACGTCCGATTCGCGCTTGATTTCCAGCCACATGCTGTTCATGCGGCCACGGATGTTGGAGGCGGTCGTCGCCGCGGCGGCGCTGTACTTGTTGCGCCACCAGGAATAGGTGACCTGGTTGATGCCGCCAACGGTGCCGGCTGCGGTCGGGTTGTCAGCAACAAGCAGCTGCAGGCCGCCGATTTCCTTGCCACCTGAGCCAGTGCCGTCCGAGTACAGGGACAGGCCGAGCGTGTTCTTGAGCTGCGATTTGATCTGCTTCAGGCGGGTTTTGAAGAACGAGAACTGCTCTTCCTTGCCGCGGTTCATCTTGCGGTCGCGGCCCGAAATCGAGATAAAGCCGCCGAGCTGCTTCCACTGGTACTCGGCGCCGTCGAACACTTGCTGCGTGGTCGGCGGAGTGAACGTGTCGTATCCGCTGTACCACTGGACGGATGAATTGTCGCCGTAGATGAACGGATCAACCAGCGTGCGACCGCTGACGCCGCCCTTGACCTTCCCCTTGTCCTTGAGGAAATTCAACAGGCCGTTGTCGAGCAGGACGTTGTCCTCAATGTCGCGCGTGAACTTTCGCGCGGTAGTGGCGACAAGGTCGCCAAGATTGGGGTATGCCATTTCGTCACCTCATGACGTGGATTTGCAGGGGTTGCGCGGCCTCGTCACGAGTCGGTCAGGATTTCCCGTCAACGACTGCGGCTGAGGCTCGCGTGCGCATCTTCGAAGGCGTCGCGCATGCTCATGGCCGGCACTGCACCTTTGCCGTTGCCTTTGACCGTGCCTGACGCGCCGACAATCCGCGTGACGGTTGCCGTCTTCTGACGGGCCGCTGCGATCGCTTTGGCATCCTCCGCGGCCTTTTGTTGGGCGGCGATTTTCTCACGGATGTCTGGCCTGCTGTTGACGACGATGTTGTATGCGGTTTCGGGGTCCTGTGCGTACCCCATGCCCACCGCGCGCAACATATCGTTGAACACGCCTTCATCTTCGAAATGCGGATGCAGCAAATTGCCGCTTGCGTCCTTGGCCTCCGCAAACGCGCGGACGGTGTCGGACAACTGCATGTGTTGGGCCCTGCGCGCGTGTTCATCCCGATAGGAGAGGCGCGATTCCAACTCTTGAAGCTTCCACTGCAGCGTTTCCGTTGCAGGGTCAACGTATGGCCGATCTTCGAACTGCTTTTGCAGGTCGACGCCGTACATTTCGGCCAATTGTAACAGCGTCTCGGCCGGATTGGTAGCGAGCGCCTGGGCGTAGCCGAACAACTGGCGCAAGCCTTGCTGCGTGTCCATGCCTTGCTGCGCCCAATGCTGCGAAAACGGCGCGATCATCTCTTGGATCGGCTGCCACTGGCGCTCAAGCTGCGACCGTTGCTGTTCCTGCTGCGTCAGGTACGCCTGCGCACGAGACCACTGCGAATTGATGGCCTCCATGTGGGCATGCGCGCCCTCGTAGCCATACAGCGCGTCCCATGCCTTTTTCGCGTCCTCGTGCCAGCGCGCGGGGGCGTTGTGCTTCGTGAACGCTGGCGGCGCGCCGGCGGCTGGCGTGGCTGCCGCAGCCTGACCAGCCGGCGGCGCTGCGCCGGTAGCGACCGCGACGCCATCCTCGTTCCCTGCGGCTTCGTCAAACGCCGCGCCGAACGCGTCCTTCATCGCCGCAGCGCTGTCGACTTCGATCTCGCCATCGTCGCCGCTCGGGTCATTCTCGATTCGCATGTGTGTCTCCCGTTATGCCGGCTGACCGGCGAGTTTTTCGTCCATCAGTTGCGACATGATGGCGTCGTGGTCGAATCCTTCCGGCATGTCCATTTCCGCCGCGATGGCTTCGTCGCGTGCGATCTGCGCGTCCGATTCGCGCTTGACGAATCCCGGATTCATGTCGCGGGCATCCATCAGGTTGTGGCGCTTGAAAATCTCGTTCCGTTGTTTCCACGACGTGACCCATTGTCCCGTGGCCGGGCAACGGTAATGGCATTCGCCCTGCACGCTGCCCATGACAGGCTGGATCTTGATGGACATGCGCTCGCCGCAGCACATCGGCGCCGCGGACTCGCACTCGGCCACGCGGTTGAATTCGTCCTGTACGTGGGTGCACGTATCGCAACGGTAGGTGTAGGTGGGCATGCTGGCCTCGGGTTCGCGTTATCGATTGATCGCGCTGCCGCCTGCCGCTCCGAATCCAACGCCGAACGCATCCGGCAGTCCCGGCACGCGAACCGGAGTGTACGCGTTTGCGGCTGCGGCTGCTTGGCCTGGTGCGCGGATCGCTTTAACCAGTGACGACCCGAACGGAACGCCGGACAGCAATTGCTCGACGTAGCGGAACATGCGCTCGCTGGTTCCAGACGATTTCGCAAACGCGCCCTTCGGAACGATTGCGTCCAACGTCTGCGCGGCGCGGCTCAGTGCGTTCAGTTCCTCGGGCTCATACAGGGTGCGCATCATGGTCCCGCGATTTCGCAGGGCTTCTTTCAGATTCGACACGATCGCCTGCGGGCCGAGCGATTCGCCGCCCTTGCCGGTCACGAGCTTCTGCAGAACCGCGGCCTTCATCTGGCCCCACGCCGGATTCATCGGGCCCTCGTTAGGCTTCAATGCGGCCTTGAGCTTGTTCACGAACTGCGCGCCGCTGGCCTTGCTGACCTGAGAAGCGCCGAGTGCGGCCTGTGCCAGCTCCTCCGGTGACGCGCGCCCGCTGACCAGCTTGGCGACCAGCTTGCCGCCGATGTCGTCCTTGCCTGCGGCTTCGAATCGGTTAGACAGCGTGGCCCGAGCGGAGCGGGCCGCCTTCATGGCATCAATCACTTCCGAGTCGCCGGATATGATCGCGCTGTCGGCCAGGTCGTCATACCACGAGTCAAACGCGCGCTTCATGGACATCAGCGCGGCCTTGTCGGTCTTGTTCGCCGCGGCCCCGATGGCGTTGTTCAACTTCTGGCGCTCGCCCTCGATCGCCTTGATCGTGACGCCCGTCACGGCTTCCGGCAGTTGCGCGATTTTCGTCTGCAGGCGCCCAAGCGTTCGCGCCGTGGCTGGCGTCAATTCCGTGTCCACGTTGAACTTTCGCACGGCGTCATCCAGCATGCGCGGGAGTTCGCCCACGGCCTTGCGCGATACGACGCCGCGGCTTTCTTCAACGCGGCCATACAGGCGATTCACGACATCCTTGACGGCGGCGTATTCGTCGCCAACGGCCTTGCCGATGCGGCCGAATGCATCGCCCGTGTCTGCGGCTGCGGCACCGCCCGCCATCTTGTTGCGCTGCGCGTTGAAATACGCCGTGATCGCTTCGCGGTTCGCGTCATCAACGCCACGCATGGCTTGGCCGGCCTGAGACGCCGACGATCGCAGCATATCTTCGCGCGCCAGCATGCCGAAATCGCCTGTCTTCTGGCCCTGTGTCAGTTTCAGGCCCATCTCTGATTCAGCGAGGATCGATCCAGGGCTCGCGCCGGCTTGGATCTCTTTCCAGCGCGCCGCGATGGCTTTGGCGACATCGTCGCTCGGATTGCTGATTCCAAGCTGCCGCGCGTATTCGCGGCCAGCCTTAACCATGTCTCCATCGCTTGAAAACAGCTTGCGAGCCAGCGCCACGGCCTTGTCTGACACCTTGCCAAGCAGCGGCGATACGAATTCGCCAGCAACGCCACCAAGGCCCGCAAGCGCCGCGCGCTGGGTGTCGATGTCGTCACGCCCGGCGACTTTCTGCAGCGCGATGTCCGTCAGCAGCGATGCCCCGCCGCCGACCGCCGCCTTGCCGACAAGGCCGCCAGTGCGCACGGCGCCGGCAGCTCGGCCCGCCGGTGTGAATGCCGCGATGTTCCCGAGCGCCGTGGCGACCTCGTTCCCCTGAACGCCAGGCTGATCGAGCGCGAACCGCTTGCCGTTCGGCAGCTCGATCGCGTTGAACCCTTCGCGGTCCTTGACGATCTTGGACCCCGGAAACCGCTTCAAAAACGAAGCGGCCAGGTCTTCATCGCTGCCGAACATGTCGGCCGCGGCGGTCGGCAAGCCTTGCGCGAACCGATCCCATGCGCCCATTCCGGCAGCGTCGCCCATTTCGGACGAAATCCCGAGCCCGCCGAATGCGTGCGGCAGCGATGCGGTGCTGAAATCCGAACTCTGCGCCATCACGTCAGACAGGCGCAGGCGCGGCGTACCGGATGTCGCGCCACCAGTGATCAGTTCGGACAACTTGGGCATCACTTCACCTCTTCAACGTCCGGGTCATCCGGAGAACCGCCGGTAACGCGGTACTTTTTCCCGTTCAGGTCGATGATCTGACCGACTTGGTACTGCCCAACAGTGGGTGGTGTCAGATTCACAGCCTGTGGCGGCACAAACCCGCGCAACCCGCCTTTCTGGCTCGCGTATTGGTCCGCTGCCTGATAGGTCGACTGAGCATTGCTGGCGCCCTTCTTGATCAGCCCGAGAATCACCTGATTGGCGCGCGGATCCAGACCGAACGACGGCGCCGCCTGTTCCAGCATGCGCCGATCGCTGTCGGACAACGCGCCCTTCATCTTCTGCGCCAAGTCCAACACCATGCGGTTTGATGCAGCCTGGAACTTCTGCATATCGGCGCCGGCCTCGGTGCCGAAATACTGTCCTGCCATCGCCAACGCCTGCGGAACCTTGCCGGTTTCGGCCGTGGTCAGCACGTCCTCGATCACCTTTACCTGATCGAGCGTCTGCGCAGCCGTCGTCGCAGCATCGCGGAGCGCGCCGAAGTATTCGGCGTCCTTCTTGTCCAGCGCCTTCTGAAACTCGGTCGGCGGCGTCGCTCCGCCTGCGCTGACGTTGACGTTTGTCCGCCCCGCGGCACGTACACGTTCCTGTGCCGCCAGATACTCAGGCACTTGTTCGACGCTGCTCGTGGTCGGGTCGACCCAGAAGCCGTTGACGAACTTTTTCTGTGCCTTCTGAGGATTCAACAGCGGATCGGCGGCCTCGCCGCGACGACGCCCCAAGTCGCGCTGGTAAGCCGCCTCCTCAGCCTTCGCCGCCTGCTCTGCCTCACGCTCGCGCGCCTTGGTGTCCTCTTCGAACTGACGGCGCAGGGCGTCCGCAATGCGTTCCTCGCCGCGCTTGGCGAGCTTTCCGCCCGCCCACGCCTGCGCCATCTGCGCGAGGACGCCCCACGGCCCGGAATTCTGCACATAGCCGGCGTTCGCGAACATGTCGGCCATCTGCATGTCGCGCTGTCCGCGCATCATGTCGGCTTGGATGTTCGGGAACGCCATTGATACAGGATCGTAAGCCATCACCCACCCCATCGCTTGTTGATCTTTCCGCTCAACAGCAATGCCCCGGCGCCGCCAAGCGCTGCCCACGGGTTTCCAGACTGCATACCGGCCATTCCGGACAGCATCATGGCGTCGGCGAAACGCTTGTACTTGTCCGCCTTTTCCTTGTCTTTCTTCATCGCGTCGGCAGGCAGCGGGCCAAAATCCATCGCGGACTGTTCAAACGGATTGAAGTCGAACATGATCGCCTCGCTACTCAGTAGATGCCGGGTCCGTTCGTAAGGATCGGCGCGCCGGGCTGCATCGGCTGCATGGCCGGCTTGGCCTGCATCTGGCCGGCTATCGACTGAATATGGCCGATCATCGGCTGACTGCCGCCCGGAATCAGCGGCGGCGACATGCCGGGGCGCGGACCCATCGGTTTGCCCATGCCGCCACGGCGTCCGCCGCGCGCGTTCATCATCGCCTCGGCGAACTTGTCGTAGCGGTTCTGGTTCGGGCGCTGCGCCTGCGGCCTCAGGTTGTTCATCGGCTGCGACGGCGCCGGGAATGTCTGCGGCTGCTCCATCGGCGCCGGCATGCCGAAGCCACCAAGATCATTGGCTGGCGCCCCGAATGAACCTTGCGGCCCGCGGTCCATCTGGCCCTGAATGATGCCGGGCGTCTGCCCGTAGGATCGTGCGAACATGGTCAGTGCTCCGTCGTGGTCTTGGGGGTCGTCGTGGTCTGTTTGGTCATAATTCCCGGCGAAATCCGCGCGACCGCCGCCTCGATCGCCTGCAGCCGCGCATCCTGGTCTTTCAGTGCGCCAAGCACGAGGCCGAACGCGTCAAGCACGCCGATTTCCGTGCCGGGCTTGCCGTGCACCGCGCGCCCGAAATCCTGCGCGTAGGTGCCGATGAAAACGCGCGATGTCGGATCGTCGTTGTAGGTGAACGATACCAGCGGCATCTGGCGCAGCGCGGCAGTGCAATCCGCCGGATTCGGCATCCCGACCTGCGTTTTCGCCGTTGCATCGCAGAGCATGTAAAGCCCCGTCGACGCCAAGCCTCCGAGCGCGCCCATGCCGCCGTTGTAGGCCGCCATCTGGTTTTGGTAGTTCGCCTGCTGGCCCTGCTGCTGCATCTGGTACGGCGTAACGGCGTCGATCTGCACCGGGCCGCCGCTCGGCACCATGCCGAACAACTGCAGCGCGCGCTGATAGTCCTGATTTCCTAGACCGGCGTTGTAGGACTGCTGCGCGAAATCTCGGTCAAGCAGCGCGAGCATGTTGTTGTAATCCGCCTGCCCGGACTGCAGCCCGAACTGATCTTGCCACTGCTGTTGCCCGAATCCGAACTGACGGTTCCACTGGTCGGCAGACGTGCCCGCTTGCTCGCGATTGAATGCCAACTGATCGAGGAAATTCTGCCGGCCAATCTCGGCCGCATTCGCCGCCTGATTGCCGGAATTGTTCGCGATCTGCATCTGGACGGCGTTGCCCTCTCGCGCCTGCAGCAACGCGTTCGCCAGCTGCGATTCCCGGTAGCTCTGCCCGAATGCCTGCTCCTGCGCCGCCAACCCCTGCTGCAACGCCTGCGCACGGGCGCCGGCATAGGCGTCTGCTTTGTCCTGCTCGAACCCGCTCACGGCCGCGGCATAGGCTTGCGTGCCCGGCTGGAACCCGCGATTGATCATCTGTTGCTCAAGCGTCGCGCGCTGCTGCTCAAACTGCGGATCGAGCCGGCGCGTGGCCTCGCCGTACACCTGGTCCTGAAACTGCTGAAACGAGTTCAGCGTCGGCTGACCGACCTGCACGTCAACCGGATCGATCGGATTCGGCGATGGGTTTCCGGCGCCAGCAGTGCCCGCGGTTCCGGACGGCGCTCCGGGTGCCGTGTTCTGGTTCGGCGCGGGCGCGATCGGTCCGCCACCTGCTGCCGGCGGAGATGACGAACGGCCAGACGCCAGATTGGCGCGCTGACCGGCGGACAGACGCGGCGCCCCGGTCGTGTTCTGGTACTGGGGACCGAGGCTGACGTTGTTGATTCTCGGCATGGTTGCGCCCCTCAGTCGAACGAGCCAGTGCCGTCAGCACCGCCCATGTTTTTCGGCATCGGCATCGGCTTCGCCAGCGTCGACGGCTTGCCGCCTCGGCCGCCGCTTCCGGCGACTTGCTGGCCGACTTCGCCGCCCATGCCGTAGCGACCGCCAACGCGATTCATGATGCCACCGAGGATCTGTTCGGTTCCCGGGGGCGCCTGATACCGCTGCGTATCCTGCCCGGCGCGCGAAATCAGCGAGTCGGCAAGCGCCTGCATCTGCGGAGACAGCGTTGTTTCGAGCACGTCGCGACCATTCGGGCCGGTCGTGTATTGCTGGCTGCCAAACGGCGTTCGAACGCCAACGCGGTTAGCCTGCGTCTGCGCCTGGATGATCCGGGTCGGGTCTGGCGCTGCCGGCGCCTTGGGTTTCTTCATTGCTCGGCCTCTCAGTCGATAGCCACCGGCATTCCGCCCGCAGCATCCCGTAAATCAGCACGTCGTGGCCTTCGTGTGCGGCTCGCAACGTGCCTTCGTGGGTGAAACCGAGACGCGGCGACAGGGCGCGCATGGCCGTGTTGTCTGCCCGTACTCTGATCGTGAGCCTATCACAATTCATCGTGCCGAATACATACCGCGCGCAGGCCCGGAGCATGGCGCGCGTGACCCCGCCCGGGATCGCCACGAGCGTTCCCTCCACGTCGTTGTCACGCCACCCGCTGAACCCGAACACGGCCGTTGGCGCGCCGGCAGAATCCAGCGACGCGAAACACATCGTCTCGGGGTCGACACCATCCCCGAGCACGGCCTCAAGCCACGGAATCAGGTGTCGCCCGAAAACGATCACTGCAGCGGGCGCCCGAACATCATCCCGGACGCAGCGGGCTGCGCGGCCTCGGCCTCCGCGATCATCGTGCCGCCGAGGATTTCGACGGTGCGTGCTCGATCCAGTGCGTTCTGAGCCTCGGCTCGGCCACCTTCGATCTGCGCGCGCTGCGTGTCCGCGGCGGCCCGTTGCTGGTCGGTCGCGACCTTGGCTTGGTTCACGCCGTCCAGCTGTTTCTGCAGATCGGCAATCTGCTGCTGCGCGGCTTGCAATTCCTGCTGTGCCTGCTGTGTCTGTTGCTGCATCTGCGCCAACTGCTGCTGATCGTTCGGCAGGGATTCGATCGCGTCTTCAAACGTGCGGCCGGCACGCGGGAACGCACCCAGTGCGAATTTCAGCATGCCAATCGCCAGTTTCGCCGGCATCGTGCCATTCTGCATCGCCGGCATCAGACGGTCCATGAACGGCGTGAACTGAGTCAGGAATTCGAGACGATCCTGTTTTTCCTGGGCCTCATCCTGCGCGATCGTGCTGTCGGTCTCGACATCGATCGCATAGCAGCGCGACAGGTCGCTTTGCAGCGTCTGGATTTCCTCCGGAGTCAGTTCGATCCCGGACTGTTGCGCAATCTGCATCGGATCGAAATGCTCCGCGATCAATTCCGCCATGATGCGGAACGTGTCGCGGTAGTGTGTCTGCACGACGGTCATTTTTTCGGACAGGCGGACGTTGGCCCACTGGCCTTTCAGCGCCTGCGCGCTCGCCGTCTCGCTCGCCACGGTCGCGCCGCGCACGATGTCGGAGATACCGGTTACTTCGTACAGTTCCGCCTTGCACTTCTCGCGCTCGGCGGTCAACGCCTGCACGGTTGCGACGCGGTCATCGTTGGCGTCCCAAAGAATCGGCGACGCGAGCCCGGAATCCTTGAGTTTGGCCGCAAGCTGGTTCACCGGAACGAACGAATTGTCGTTCACCTGAACCAGTTTCTCGATTTCGTCGACCATCGTCGGGTCATAGAACCCGCGCGCCTTGATCTGCTCAGTGATCGCCTTGATGCGCCCCGTCAAACGGTTGATTTCGTCGCACAGGTTCGCGATGCGCGAGAATTCTGGCTGCGGAATCAGCTCGCCTGACGCAAGATCCATGAACATCGGCTTGGCGCACGGGTAGAACCCTTCCAACCCGAGCTTGTCGTCTTCGACCTGGAACAATTCCGGAAAATCCGGCGCCAGCCACACGACCTTGCGGCGCTTGCGGTCGAAAACCTTGATGACGCGGAACTGCTGCGCGTATACCTGCGCGCGGAGCTTCGTGCGCACGGTGTCTGACGACAACGAGCCGTCCGTTTTCGAACTTCCGACATCGATTCCGAACGTGGCCTTGATCTTGCTGCCGGTCATGTAGATATCGACCGCGATCCAGTCGCAGTCTTCCCAGTCCTTGCACGGCTCCCAGTGGAAACACGTGTAGGGGTAATACTCCGGCAGCACGGACTGCGATACGATGATCGTTTCCATCGCCGGACGTTCCATGACTTCGCCGTTTTCGTCTTCGATTTCCTCGAAAATCGGTTGCGCATCGACCGGCGACAGGACTGGCGACTCTGTCGTCTTCGTGTCCAGATACAGCATGTCGACGCCGAGGCCGGCAACGAGATATTCGTTCACGGCGCGGTGCCAGTGGTCCGAATATGGCCCCATGTCGATCTGGTATTCGATGCACCGCTCGATCGCCAGCGCGATCTGGTTGTCCGCGTTGCCGCGCTGCTGCGGAACGGGCTGTGCGCCGCCCTGATCCGGCGCTGGCTGCTCGGCCTGCGGCTGCGGCTTGGCGTAGCGGCGGCGGACCTCGGGCTTCGGGAGCCGGTTGAAAATCGCGGCGTGCGTGATCTTCGTGTTCGCCCAGAAAATCGGGTACAGCACCGGAAGATTCGTGTCCTCACGGTTCTTGGACTCGTACTCGCGCATCGCCGCGGCGGCCTTGTCTCGGAACGGCTTGTGCGCCGACTCTTCCCGGCGGATCCGCTGCAACCATCGCTCGCGTTCGCGGTTGTCCGGCTTCGGTGCGGCGCCCATGTCGGCGGGGTTCATCACTGCGGCCATGCGCGTCTCTCTGTCTGGTCAGTATCGGTGTGCAATCCTACCACTTACCACGACGCCGCCTTGCGCTGGCGCTGGAACAAGTCAGCGGCTCGCATCGGCGCATCGAAGTCTGGCGGATCGTTGCGGGGCGGCTTGGCGGCGGCCCACGTCGACGCGATGAATCGGCCGAACAGCGAGCATGCGTCCACGGCGTCATCCTTTCCGCCGCCAGGGAATTTCAACAGCTGGTCGATCACACGCTCGGCCCACTCGGTGCGCGGCCAATACACGCGACCGGCGGCACACAGCGCCTCAAACGATCGCGCGTTCGCGGCCTTGCTCGCCGAGGCCGGCAGCCATTCGCAGGTCGTGAACGCGTGGCCGTCCTTGTCCTCGCCCATGGCCTTCATGAGGTACGGCTCTACAGCGCGCCGGATTGGGCCGCCTTCGCCGATGAACCGCAGTGGGCGCCATCGCTTGAACCCGGCGACCATGCGAGAAACCCACACATCCGAACTGGTCTGTCCAGCCCACCAGTCCAGAACGTACACGTCACCCTTGCTGTCGACGCCCCACGTTCCTAGCTCGGTGAAGTCGCCGCCGTCAGGCGTCACGGCGAAGTCGCCCGATTGGTACACGTTCAGCGAGTCCGGAAGCCCGGTGTAGTAACGCATCCACTCGCGTTTGAACTGGTGCCCTTCCTCCGCGGTCGGGGTCTGCTGGTACAGGGCGAGCCAGTCTCGCGGGCCGATGGCGCGGCGCAGGCGCTCGAGCTCCTCAATGTCAAACCATTCCGGCCACAACGGAAGCCCGTCCTGAATCGCCGGCAGCTCGATCACTTCCCACTGCTCGCCGTCGCCTTCGGCCTCTTTCAGCAGGCGCCCGGCTAGATCGTCCTCGTGCCAGCGTGTCATGATCAGCACGATCGCTCCGCCCGGCATCAAACGCGTGCGCAGGACCGATCGATACCAGTCCCACACGCGTTTCCGGTGCGCCGGAGACTCAGCCTCTGCGCGACCCTTGAACGGGTCGTCGATCAGCGCGACGTGCGCGCCGCGGCCGGTGAGCGGGCCGTCGACGCCAGTCGACACGTAGATGCCATTCTGGTCCGTGCGCCACTTGTTCCGCGCCGTCGAATCGGCCGCCAGCGACGCTGCGAACAGGCGCCGGAATTCATCGCCGCGCACGATCTCGCGCACATCGCGCCCGAAGTCGTCGGCGAATTCCTGCGCGTAGGTCGCGCACACGATCTGCTTCTTGGGGTTACGCCCGATGAACCACGACGGGAACCGGCGCGAGGCCAGCTCTGACTTCGTGTGGCGCGGCGGCGCGAAGATCATCAGCCGCTTGCACTCGCCGCGCTCTACGCGTTCAAGCGCCTCACAGATCCGCGCGTGATGCTGCCCAGGCTGAAACCCGGGCATCGTGTACTCGGTGAACGCCAGCAACGACTCACGAGCCCGACGCCGCCGCAACAACTCAGCCGCAGCTTCGGCGGACTCGGCCTCAGAAATCGCTGGCTGTAGCAGCGCGGGCAATGGCTTCGCTCGCTACGGTTGCGGCGGCTTCGACACGCTTCCCGGCCTCGGCGATCCGCAGCAATTCGTCGTCGGTCATTTCGGTCGTTGACTTCTTCACGCTGACATCCATCGACGTTTTCGCCTCCCATCCTGCGCGGCGGGAGAGGACGAACTGGATCGCCCACGGCTGACCGTCAAGCGCGCACTGCAACGCGGAGTCGACGATCGCCGGAATCGCCTGAGTCTCGCGCAGCATACAGGCGTCGTTGAAGTCCGCATGCTGCTCGCGCCATCGCTTGATGTCGCCGGCAGTGACCCCGAAAAATCGCGCGAAACCCTTGTTCGTCAGCGCGCAAACCGACGCGAGGCGCTTGGCTTGATCCGCGTACTCAGGGTCGTAAATCGCGCCGCTGGTCGCCATACGCTCACGCCGCGTTGTTGGAGATGATCTCGATACCGGTCCGGGCCGCAGTCGCCGTCAGCACGACGCGGAACGTGCCGCGCTGCGCGATCGTTACGGAGTTTTCGCCGGCTGTGATCTGCGCGGCTCCGGTAATGGCGTCGACAAGGTTGCGCCACGTTCCTGTGCGGTCCTTGTACTGGACGGTTGCGGTCTCGGCACCAGCAAGCACGGCCTCGGTGCCAGACAGGCGGACAGCGACGTTGGCGCCGTTGTCCACGTCGAATGCGTCAGACGTTTCGCCGTCAGTGGTCGCAGTGATCAGCGGAGCGGCTTGAACAGTCATCGTTGCGTGCCTGTAAGGATTCGAAGGATGGCGGACATATCGGCCCCGGTCGTGGTCTGCGAAAAATCCCGGCCGCGCGGGTTGTGGCACGCGGCCGGGCTCAAAGTGTCGGCGCTGCCATGTAAGCGTAGCCGACCGCGCCGGAGTGTTAGCGCGCGTCGATTGTGCGCTTACCGCGCCGGCTGCGCAAGTCGTGCCAGATGCAGCCGAACACGATCAGGGCGCCAGGCGCGGCGAGCGTCAACACGGCAAGCAGGCGGGCGAGCGTCACCACAGTTTGCACCCGTTGGTCGCGGCGCGCACGTTCAGCGCGGCAGCGCCCCAAAACACGGCGGCATACTTCTCGTCACCGGCATGGCTGAACCCGGCCGGCGACTGTGCAGCGGCATCGCGCCACCATGCCAGCCAGATCGCCTTGACGCCGACCAACAGCAGCGGGTTTCGCATCAGCGGATTCGCCTCGCGGCATCCGGCCTGCAGCATGGCGCCAGTCGACACGACATCGGCCACGTTGCCCCACACCAGCGCGCGGAATGCCTCGCGTTCGCCTTCTTCATAGGACGGTTCGAGCCACTTCGCGCGCAGGATCGCCGTGCGCTTGGGGTCCAGCTGTGCCTCGTTCACAATCGACACCCGTCGATCGCTCCACACGATGACATCGCCATCGTCCCGATATTCAGCCGTGAGCGGCTTGGATGCGCAGGCGGTCAGCAGCAGGCAGGCGAGCAGGGCGCGGATCACAGCGTCACCCCTGTCTTGCCCGCGACGTAAGCCTCAACGGCGGTCGGATCGGCAGTCGCAGCACCACGCACAATTACCTGATAAATGCGGCCATTAAAGTAGTCCGTGTAGTAAGAACTCTTTGCGATGTAAATGGCATCGTTGGCGTAGTTCCCAGTGCCTTGATTGCTTGTTGATGAAAACACGCCCACAGCGTTGATCCGGCCCGAGAGATAGTCGGTGGATATTTTTGATCGCGCCGAAACCACGCCCAAAAATGGCGCGGCATACGTTGCGTTGTTTATATTATTTGCCGCAAGCGCCGTGCCTTGCGACGAATAGCCAAACGTCGGCGCGGTGAATGCTGGCCCCGTTAAAGCGACCGAGCCGTTAGTTACTGGTGAATCGCGTAGCGCGACAATCATTCGCGTTGAGGAATCTATTTCTTTCCGCACGCCGACACAAATCGTCATTTCATCCGAAGCGCTGAAATCAATAGCGGCAGTAGCCAACGAATCATCCGCGCCATCGAAGTCGAGGTAGTATTTCCCACCGGATTCCTGTAGCAGCGGTCTGCTCGCGGGATTTGCCTGCGTAGCGTGTTTTCCATTGCCCGACTTGTCATCGATGCGCGCGACTGATTGACCCACAGCTGTAACCGGCGATGTGCCGGCCGTGTCCTGCCACATCGTCGAGAAATCGCTCGGGTCGTACCAGACGCCCTTCTCGCCAGCAGCGAACAGCGTCGCAGGGTCGAATGCTGGGCGCGATGGGTTACCAGACGCCGCGAACCCTGTTCCGGTCCCAACCGCAGATCCGATTGCCGATCCTGTCGTCATGGGGTGATTGTGGCGGGTGTGTCGCCAGTGCGCAAGGTCGCAATCTCGGCCAGGCGAGCGGCGACGACATCGACCGCAGCCGCATCGATGGCCTGCGGGAACGCCGAACGCCACGGGTCGAACGCGGCGCTGGTGGGGTCTCGGTAGTCGTTTGGGTCGGTCATCTCCATACTCCTGCGTATGTTACCAGTTACCACGTGTTACCAGTTTCCACCCCGTTTTCTAAACCCCGCCTCCCGCACGCACGCGCGCGCGTATACGAGGGCTGCCCTGATGGCTCTATATACTTAAGACTATTAACTAGTGGTAACAGTGGTAACAGTGGTTACAATGTTGATTTATAAGGGAAGTTCGTTACCGCCGTTACCACCTTTCGGATGGCGCCACACCTTGAGCACCTTGTCTCCTCGGCGGGCAGTAACGCGGTTCCAGTTCAGAGCCTTGAGGACGGCCGATGCGCGCATCTGTGTCGCCTTGTCCCAGGCGTCGGCGTCGATCTTGAGGCAGTCGCCCAAAACCTCGCCGATCGTGACCTCGAACTTCCCGATCAGCCAGTGTTCGAACAGTGCCTCCCATTCGTCCGACACCCTGCGTTGTTCCTGCTCGCGACGGGCGTCGTCGACCGGAACGTCCCACCATGGCGTGCCGGCGTCGTAGAGCTTCACAGCCTCTGCGAACAGCTGTCCGCGCCACTTGGTCAGCCACTCGGTATCGACATCGCCGCAGCGCACCGGCCAGAACCTGCGTGCACCGGTGGCGTCGCGCAGGTATTCGTCCTCGTTCGTGGTGCCGGAGAACACGCACATGCGCGGGTGATCCTCGGCGCGGCGGCCGTATGGCGCCCGGTAGCGGTCGACCTTGCATGTGATGACGCGCTTGACGGCGGCGACCTCGGCGCGGCTGAACGTGTCCATTTCGGCAATCTCGACCAGGAGCTTCCCCTGCAGCGTCTGGAAAAAGTCCTTGGACATCACGGACTCGGCAGCCTCAGCGAACCAGCGTTTCCCAACCAGCGCCTCCAGACCGGATGACTTGCGAGCACCCTGCGCGCCCTCGAACACAGGCATCGTGTCGACCTTGCAACCCGGGTTCAGCGCGCGCGCGACCATCGACACCAGCCAGCACCTACCCACAGCCTCGGTGTAGGCGTTCTGCTCGGCACCGAAGCCGATCGCGATGAACTGGTGCAGCCTGCGCACGCCGTCCCACCGTTGAGCGCGCAGCCACTCGGTGCACTCGTTGCGACGGTTCTGCATGGCTGCGGCGGTCACGGCGTCGCGGGCAGTGCCTACGGCCATCTTGCCGATGCTGATGGCGCGCTGCATCCACAGCGCGAGACGCACGTCGTCGGAGTCAGACCACTCGCGCGGCTCGTTGGGAGAATCCCACGTCGTCAGCACGCGCCCGAGGAATTCGTCGAACCAGAACGCGCCCAGCATCGCCGGATGGCGCTCAAGGATCCGCGTCGCGTTGTCCAGGTTCGGATGCGGAACGCCGCGGTCGGACAGTTCGAGCCCGAGGTCGGACCAGCGGACCATGGTGCTGTAGGCCTTGGAGGCGGGCGGGGCCGGGGTTTCGTCGACGGGCTCGGCCTCATGGGTAGGGAGATCGCCCGCCGCTGGCTCGTCAGGCGCGGCGGCGGGCTCCGTCGGGGCCGGCACCGGATCTGGCTCAGGCCCGGCCGGTTCGGGTTGTTCCAGCGTGTCAGCGATAGCGGCGTCACTGTGCAGTTCCGCGAAGTCAGCCCAATCGGTCCGCCTGTCGTCGTCGGCGAATACCGGCGTGAACACGCGCGCCTTGGACTCGGCGCCAGATCTTGCCCCGGCGTCGTGCTTGCGGTGCTTCTTCCCGCACGACGAGCAGTATTCCGGCGCCTTAGGGATGAACACTGGGGCCTCGCACATCGCGCAGGTCTGCCAGCGATCGGAGTCCACCGCCGCCACAATCTCCCGGCCCGGGAACTTGGCACGCATCGCCGCGACCACCGCCGGCAGGTTTCCAGCCGACATCGCACAGGCCACGGAATGACCCGTCGCGCGGCGCAACACGGCGCCCGTTGCCCATCCCTCGCACACCAGCACGCGGCGCTTGTCGGTGCCAATGATCGGATGGAACGCACCGGCCATCTTGCCGCCGGGCATGAACAGCTTCTCGCCGTCGGCGCTGATCGACTGGTACGACGCCAGCTTGTTGAAGTCGGAATAGACCGGGATGATCAGCAGGCCGTCGCCGGTCGCGTGCACGTCTGGCGTCGGATCGAGGCGCTTGCGCTGCAGGTAGGGATGCGCCGCCGGGTCTGCCTTGCACTTCATCAGGAACTTCGCCGCGCGCTCGGCTGCCTCGGCGTAGGCAACAGCCTGCTCAACCTCGCGGCGGCGCTTGACGGCCTCCCATTCGGCGCGCTGCGCGTCTGTGACCGGCGCGCGATCTGCGCCGTTGCGCACGCTGAACGTGCCAGAGAATCCGCGCTTGTGGTCCTCGAAAAACCCCGCCGGCCGGTCGTCGTTGAAGATCCGGTAGCTCAGATTCTCGGTGCGCCCGCGATCGCCGTCGATGTGCAGGCGATGCCATGCGCCGTCGATCTCGATCCTGCTGGTGTCGCTGGGCTTGACGCCGTAGTCCGCCAATGCGGCGGTGAATGCTGAAACGATCTGGTCACGTGTAGACATAGGCCTCTCGGAGCCGTGGATAGGTGACGGTAAGGGAGCCCGAGAACTCCCGGCGCTGGCCGGCGCATGTCCCGTCGTTTCGGAGTGTATCAGTGCGCTGACGGAATGGGTATTGCGCCCACCGCATCACACCGTGTATCGTAAAGCCTCGGCCCGGTCACGCGTGCCACTCAGGAAGCGACCTCCCTGGCGCAGACTGATCCCCCAAGCGCGTGACCGGGCTCTTTGGTTTCTGCGGGCGTGGCGTCCCCATGAAACCACGCCTCAAGCCGCTCCATCACCTCTCCCGGTATGGCGCGATACCCGCATCGGTACGCCGCAACGGTCTGCTCGGATCTGCCGACCACGAGCGCGGCCTCCAGGTTGGTCACGTTCCGCGTCCTGATGATCGCGTTCATGCGTTGCTGGTTGCGGGCGGAGTTCATTCGGCACCGCCGTTGTCGTCCGGGTGCACCACGAACACCGCCGCCAGCGCCAGCAGCCCGAGGATGATGATGTCGAAGGATTCGAGGAATTGAAGGATGGCGGTCATGGGGCGGCGTCCTTGGACAGCGCGGCGTCGCAGTGTTCGCAAGGGCGCAGGCGGTGCGCGATTTCCTCGCATGCCGAATCCCATCCTGCGCGGAATGCTTCGCTGCTCGTGAAGAAGTCGCCCATTGCGGCAATGTCAGCGACAATCGCCAACGCGCGCTTTTGTTCCAGCGCCTGCGCAACTCCGATCAATGTGCCTGTGTCAGTTCCCATCGCTTTCTCCGTAGGTTCGGCATAACTATTCGTTGAACGGGCGACGCTTCGCGCGCCGTCAACTCAGGTGTTACTCGCCCCTTGCGCGGATGGCATCAGCGCACTCATCGCGCGTGTCGTGCTTGAACCTGCCGTTGGCGTGGCGCTCCAAGCACTTCTGCGCGCACGTTTCACGCTCAATCTCCGCAGCCCGCATGATTGCCGGCACAACCCAGTCTGCGATGTAGTGCGGCAATCCCGATCCGAAGAATTCAGACGCAAGGTCGTATGCCTGCTCGCGGGTCATGGTGTTTTCCTCATGTCAGTGTCAATAGCGTTGTCTGCGACGACCTTCGTTTCGAACACTTCGCCGCGATAGCAGAACGGTTCGGGGCAATCGAAAAGGCGGCGATACCGGCGCGCGTCCACGGCCTGCGCGGGAGGGGCTGTGTAGAGCGGAATCGTATATTTCTCGTATTCAAGCCCTGTAATCCTGACTTGAAGTGTTCCGCCGTAAGGATTCATCCACGCCACCGGCTCCCCGCGCGCCGATTCGAGTTTGGCCACGCGGGCGCGAAGGCGGGCTATTTCGGCTGCGGCGAACCGTAGATCATCAGCCCATTCGCGTTGTTCGTTGTCAAACGGAACTTGTGCTTCGTGGATTGCCGCGTGTTCGCGCAGTCGTTCGGTGATGTCGCGTTCGGCGTAGAGGTTCGTCTCGGCAGTGTGGTTCACAGGCGCAACTCCTTCACCGTGAAAGGCTCAAGGTCATGGAGCGAATCCCGAACGGCCTTGGCTCGTTCGTGCTGGTCGTGGCCGCACCACTGCTCGCCGCCATCGTCGGCTTCATCCTGCATGTAGTGCCGGTAGTAGATGCGCGCGGCAGCGGCTACGGGTTCAAGCAATGCCACCCGCGCCCGCAGGTGTTCGATTTCGGCGTCGGCTTCGCTGGCGATTTCGGCGGCCCGCTCAAGGCAATCAAACGGATGTCTCGCGTGATACTGATAAGCGTGGACCTCGACCATGCTCCTATTGAAGTATGGAGTAGGACCGCCTTTGCTCGGGGCAATTCGAAGCTCTGCGCACTTGTTGAACCCATCAATCCAATCAGACGATGCTGCCGCATTGGCTTCTTCAAGCCATCGGTGTGCAGGAGTATCAGGGCGAACAAAATCAGGACCGGGCTGCGGGCCGATATCGTTTGTCTTTTCGCTCACAACCCCACCTCCCGCGCTTTGAGCATGGCGTCGGCTGACTCGTATGCGAATCGAGAAACTGTTTCGTCGTACTCCGCGGAGCCCATGTCTCTTTGCCCACTGAATCCGCGAATTATAAATGCCTGCATCGCCTTCGCCGCGAAGTAGTCGCGCAGGGACATGCCTTCGTGAGAAACCTCGCCCATGCTTCCATGGCTCGGAAACGCCGGCCCGCCGTCCTTCGGATGCGCGCTCATGGCGTCACCTCCGGCTGATTCCGAACCCAGTCAATCGCAGCATCAATTTCCGCATCGCTCTTTTCGTACAACGCCAGCAATTCAGCGCGAGTCATGCCGCTTTGCCCGTGCTGTTCTTTCATCTGCGCTGGCGTCAGGAACCGGAAGGCTGCGCGAGCGCGCGCGGTGTCATCTCCGCGCATGTTCATCAGTGCGCGAATTGCAAGTTTCTTGTGGCTCATGGCGTTGCTCCCGTGGCCTTGGCGATGGCGGCGTCTGCTGCGTCGAGATATGGGCCAGTGATGCCAGCAGCGCGCACGCTTTCGGCCAGATCGCGCAACGCCTCCAACAACTCCGGCGCAGCGGCGATCAGGCGGGCGTTGGCGCGAGCATCAGCATCAATACCATCCGACGGCGTAGATCGGCGGATGGTTGCGATCAGTGTTGCAGCGTCGGAACTGAACACGTCAATGCGCGAGACATTCCAATCAATCGCCCACGGCCCTGCCGTATGCGCACTCATTGGGCACCGCCTGCGCGCAGCGTCAGCGGCGGGAACACGACGCCGCCATGCTTGCGCTGGATCGCATAGGCGCGCTCGTGATCAGGGAACGACGAATAAAAACCATTGTCGGCAACATGCAATGGACGCTCTTTGATCTTTTGAATCATCATGGCCCGAATGCTCGGAGACAATCCGACGTAGAGGCTTTCTTCATTCAGGCGCGGATCGGTGACCATCTTCAATTCTCCCTGTGAATACTTCTTAACGGGTTTTCGCCCTGTTCAACCAGAGCGTGTGCGTACATTACACGGCCGATGCGCTCAGCGCAACGCCATGACGCTACCGTTCGTCGGATTATTTATCCACAGCCTCGCCAGCCAGCAACGCCGCCGCCGATTCAGGCGACCGCACGATGCCAGCGATCCCGCCAGCGTCGCGCACGGCGGCGATGAACCGCGTCTGTTCCGGCGACGCTCGGCCGGTGTCGGTCTTGACTTCGAGGCCGGCGAACACCGCGACGCGCTGGCCCACCATGTCCGGCGTGATCTCGACCGACCGCCAGCCGATCAGGTCAGGCGAGCCCTCGCATAGCCCGGCGTGTAGTGCGCGGGCCTGCCTGATCAGCACGTCGCCAGGCTGCACGGTCACGGTATCGGCGCGCGAGAACCGCGTCGACTTTCCGATCCAGCCCTGCCCGGTGTTGTTACGAAACAGCCGCGTGTCGCCGCGCCCGCATTCGAGCAGGATGCGGTTTTGGATGTCGCGTTCAGCCATAGCGATCGTTCTCGATCACGGCGACGATCACGCCAACAACTACCCATATCACGCACCACACAATGAACCCGATCATCACTTCCGACATCACACACCCCCAGTCCTATCCGCCCACAAACACGCCTCAGCGTGACCCTTCAATTCCTCAATCGCCCGCAGCAGCGCAGGCTCGTCCTCGACATCCGGCAGGTTGATCGTCCGCAGCAGATCCGGCATGCGCCGCTGGTACACGCCGCGCACGTGCTCCTTGATGCCTGCATCCGGCTCGCGTCGCGGATCGCGCCACAGGTGATAACTCACGCCCGCGCCGACGTTCGCGCGACTGATCGAGTAGCCGTCGCCCTGCAGGCAGTATTTGTCGACGCGGCGCCATTGGATACGCCGCGCCTCGGTCGTGCTGGCGTCCATCAGAACGGAATCTCGTCATCGCTGCCCGGCGCAGCGCCGGCCGCAGGCTTCGCTCCTCCGCCCTGCTCGTCACGCGGCGCGAACACTGAACACAGCAGCGATGACTTGCGCTCCTTGTTCGCCAGATAGTTCAACTGCATCGGCAGAACGTCCGCGTTCAGCAGCAGAAAGTGCCCGCCGTCGTCGCTCTGCATCAGGCGGCCGATGCGGCGGTATTCGCCTTTCTCCTTGCCGTCCTGCCCGTTGTACGTTCCAACCTTGATGGCGATGTCGCCAAGAAACTTCGATGCCATGATCTACTCCAGTTAGCCAGCGCGCCGCTGGCGAGCGTTCCAAACGTGATTCGCCCACGCGTGCGGATTCTTGTAGCCACGCATCCGGCCGAGATCAATCAGCGCCTCGACGGTTTCCGCCGACCCCTGCGCCCGCGCCGCCTCGCGCTTCATCCGCGCAACCTCGACCTCGGACAGTTCGCCCTCGACAACCTCGACCTCACGCGCCTTGACCGGGAACAACGCCCCGCACTCGCGACACTTCGCAGCAGCGGCCGGTGACACGGCGTAGCATTGCTCACATTGCCTGCAGGCAGCCTCGGCGGCCTTGGTCTTCCGAGCCCCGTCGCGACCGATCAGCGACCATTCGCGATCGTCGTCGGGCATGCCGTGCCGCTGGCTGTTGCCGACGTGGTCCAAGATCAGCGCATGCGCCTTCCCCGGCGCCGTCCGCAGCGCCCGCCCGACTTGCTGCAGGTACAGCGCCAGCGACCAGGTCGGACGCAACAGGATCGCGGCGACGATGCCGGGCACGTCGAAGCCCTCCGAGATCAGCTCACAGGACGTGATGACGTTGATCGCGCCGCGCCCGAAGTCGCGGATGACCTCACGACGCATTCCGCGGTCCATCTTGCCGTCGATCGCGGCGGCCCTGTATCCCATCGACCGGAACTGCTCGGCCGTGTGTTCGGCATGCTCCACACTCACGCAGAACGCCACCGCAGGCGCGCCGTCGCACAACTTGCGGTAGTGCCCTGCCGCGTCGCCGATGATGGCGGGCTTGTCCATGACGGCCGCTGCCTCGCCGCGCTTGAAGTCGCCGCCCTGCTTGCCGATGCCTGACAGGTCGACGGCCTGCCGTGGCGCGAACAGGCGATACGGCGCCAGCGCCTGCAGGTCGATCAGCTCGCGCGTCGTCGGGCCGAGCACCATCGTGTCGAACGTCTCGCCCAGACCCTCGCCGCTCAGCCGCTCCGGCGTGGCCGTGACGCCGATCAGGCGCAGCTTCGGGTTCCGCTCGCGCCAGTACGCGATGACCTTGCCCCACGTGCTGCCGGCGACGCCGTGGTGCGCTTCGTCACAGATCACATAGTCCGGAACCTCGACGCGATCCAGCCGGCGCGCGAGCGTGAACACCGACGCCACGTGCGCCATCTGTCGGCGATCGTAGCCGCTGCCAGCACTGATGATCCCGTGGGCGACGTTGAACGCCGTCAGCGTGCGACTGATCTGCTCGATCAACTCCTCGCGATGGCAGAGCAGCACGATTCGCTTGCCGGATTCGATCAGGCGGCCGGTCATGAAGGAGAACATCACGGTCTTGCCCGATCCCGTCGGGAGACCAGCAGCGGCGAGTGAAACCCGCTGGTGAAGGCTCCGCGCAAGCCGGCGATGCAGTCGGATTGGTAGGGACGGAGTTCGATCATGTAATTAACCTGCCCTGACGCTGCGCGTCTTCGATGCGGCGGCAGGCGATGTCGAAATATTTGGGTTCGCGCTCGATGCCGATGAAGGCGAGCTGCGTCTGGTGGCAAGCCACGCCGGTAGTTCCGCTGCCCATGTACGGATCGAGCACGGCACCGCCGGCTGGCGTGACCAGGCGGCACAGGTAGCGCATCAGGTTGGTTGGCTTGACGGTGGGGTGGGTGTTGCCGGCGCCGCTGTTGCGGTCGGACTTGCTGGCCTTCGCGCAGTAGAAGAATCGGGCGGCGCTGCCGGTGTCGCAGCGGCCAATTGTCTTGACCTGCTCGTTTTGCTCGCCGTAGACGGCGTTCCCTTTGGCAGTCCTGCTATTAGACGTTGCGCCGGGTCGATTCTCAGGAAACAGCCCCGTCACTTCCTCGCTGCCGTCGTGAATCAGGTTGGCGGGCCAGCGGCCGGCAGGCTCCGGTGCTTCCGGCGTGCCCTGCGCGTACCCTGCGGGCCGGTAACCCTTGGCCGCATTGCCTGCGTTGAAGCGGTCCATGCCGCTTGGGGTCGTGCTTCCGCCTTCGGTTCCGATCCTGCACCCGTCGATGTTCAGCGCCCCGGTTCCGTGCGCCATCACGTTGTCAGCGACGGTGCCGACCAGCGGCTTGCGCGCCATCGTGATCGGTTCGAGCGCGGGTTTCAGGGCGGTGCCCCAGCCTTGCCATTGCTGGGCGGCTTCGGTGATCGCCACGGGCTTCACGTAGTCGGGATGATCGCTTCGGAACTTGCTGCCGCCGTTGCTCTTGCCAATTCCGGCGGCATTAAACCCTACGGCGTCATGGCCCCGTGCGCCTGCCGCCTTGTCGATGGCCTTGCTCACGTCCAAAGACTTGGGAAACCCCGACCCGTACACCCACGCGATCATGTCCCTGATTTCAAACCCGGCGTCTTCAATGCGAGCGGCCATCCGGTGCTGGGTGCGGGTGCCAGCAAACGCGAGCAGGTGCCCACCCGGTTTCAGCACGCGCAGGCATTCGGCCCACACTTCCACGGGCGGAACGTCGTGGTCCCACTTCTTACCCATGAACTTGAGCCCATAGGGCGGGTCAGTCACCACGCTGTCAACGCTGTTGTCGGGCAGCGTGCGCAGGACTTCGAGGCAGTCGCCGAGGTAGAGAGTGGCGTTGCCAATAACTTCGACGCGGCTCACGGCGCCTCCCCCGGCTGCTTCAAACGCACCCCCGCCAACTTCGCATTCGCCTCCCGCAACGCCGCCCGCAACGCCTCCAGCCAGTCGACCAGATCCTCGTTCGTCATCGCCACGCCCGGCGCGACCGGCTCAGCAACCGGCG